ATAGTTACTACTCTTTCCCACTTGTAGGTGTTCCCACAACTCTCGCAGTCAAATTCTCCGCATTCCCCATCCAGTTCCCAAGAGTCTGAAACCTCTTCTTCGCAGTATGGGCAGACAATTTGATTTGTAAAATCATGGTCAATTTCTTTACTCATGGTTTTCTCTATGTCCAGCACTAATTTTTTTTGCCATAATAAAATGTGCGTGAGAGATGCGCACCCCCTTTGTTTTTTCTAGAAGTCGCCTCGTGCGACCTGCCATACCTGCAATCCCATTTCTCTCAATGCGTCAACAACCTGCTGACGATCGTCTAAAACAAATGAGACATAGTACTCAGGAAGAATATCTCGTTTGTAGATCTCTTCCTTCACAAGACTATCTTTACGGTTATCCCCTGTCTCCCGCATATATAGAATATAGCAAGAGTCACTCAACTCGCATTTATCGTGCAGCCACCTCTTGGTCTCCGTTGCGCAAGAGTCTTCTCTACCGCTTACAAATATAAGCTTGTATCCTGCTCTACGAAGATTCTGGATACAGTCTAGCACACTAGTATTTACTGCATCTTCGTAGCACTTCTCGAGTTCAAACGGTCCCCTGCTTACATGAATAGCTAGTGTACCATCGAGGTCGCAGACAATCGCAGGAGGCAAGTTTTCGTTGTTAGCTACCTTCGGCTTGTTAGGCAATACATACTTGTTGTACATGTCGATGATAACCTTATCAGGCACTTGATTGGTTCTATTACGGTTACGTAATAAACATTCGGATAATGAGACATCAAAGTCTTTAACTTCGAAATCTGCGCTACAATACTCAGCAAGCTGCTGAATACTCGTGATATGATGACTCGCGAAGTTAGTATCATCAACAACGACACTATAACAGCTAGTCAACGCCATCTCGATAGCTGCATCTCGAATCAGTAGAACCTGTCGTTCATTACCTTTACTCCAGTCGCTGTCGTGCATCATGAGCCTAAGATCATCTTTATTGATCCTCATCCACCCTGAGTTACGGCTAATAAAGTCTTTAGCCCATGTGCTTTTACCACTGGCCGGGAGGCCTCTGAGAACAATTACTTTAGTTTTCATATTTAATTTTTTACCGCAATTGATGCATCATAGTTCATGTATTTGAATATTTCGCCTGCGTATCTATCATTCTCTTCTTTGGTGATGACCAGCTTATCGAAAACCGAATAATCCGGATTCGCTACCAGGCTGGTCAGATCGCTACAACACGTAATTTGAGTCAATTCAGGATTATATCCAGTCTCACTCAAGTTCAGGAAGTCAGAGTCTTTTTCTATAGGTAAGTAGAATAGATTTTTAACTCTAGGCAAGGCTATACCCTGGTTGAACCAGTACGCTTGAGAGCACCAGTACTCGGCTATGTATCTGTCTGCTGTATTTAAAGCGTTTGGGCGTATCAAACCTCGTACATAACTACTTTTAAACCAGAAGCAGTTGCCTTTAAAATGTCTGTACCACATACTACCTACAAGGTCTGCCCCTTTATCCATATGGGCTATACAGACTTCGCTGTGGCACACTACACCATAGAGCATATATCGCAACCAGGCTAAACCATTCATGAATTCGGTTTCATCCACTTTACTTGCACTCTTGCAGTGCAGATATAGTCCGTAGAATTCGCTGGTCTGACTATCAACCCAGCATTTATCTAGGGCAGGATATTCGAATTTATCTGAATAGGATTCGATTACCTGTACAGAGCTGGTATCGAACCCATTTAAATTCAAGCATGTCTGTATATAGGCAAAAGAAGAGTCTACCTTAGGTAAATCTACATTTTTACCTATGTATATTCGAATATTCATGTTGAAGACTATTAAAAAGCACCCCTGAACCTTGAACCGTTCAGGGGTGCTATACTATTATTTAACTATCACTACACCGAGTAGTATCGAGGATATTACTCCTGTAAGAAAACCTATCAAAACACCGAGCAATAGTAGCCCGTAGCGTAGAATAGGCTTATCAGTTTGGAACGTTTTCATTTTTCCTTGCCAGGTAGTTTTCTTGCTCTTCCTCCAGGCTAGCTACAGCCTTCTTGAGATGCATAAGATGGGTAGACCAATCGTTGTTGTGATCTTGCCCATATATCTTTACTGAGTTGTGTACATAGTTTAGCGTCCACAATATATCATTAACGATTTTCTTTTCCATGTTATTCTTTTTCTCCACAAAACGAACAAGTTTTGAAGTCTTCTCCTTCATGTGGAGCATAAACACCTGTGTTACATTTAACGCAGTGGTTTGTTACATGGATTTCTCCGTTGTCGTCAGTATACTGGTAGGAGGTACTATAATTATTCATTACTGCTCCTGAAGGAATGTCTCTTGTACAAGCCAGTCCAGGATTGAACGTCTCGGAGCTGCCCTTGCGTGTTTTAATGCTCACCTCAGGCAACTCTACTCTTGCAGGCTTCAACGGTAACTGGGGACCGTTAAACGACTGACTTACTGCAACCACACCCATGGCCGCTAGCGATATTAATAATATTGTCTTCATTCTAACCTAATTAATCTTGTTTTGTTTCTGGAGAGAAGAATTCGATAAAGGCAGGTGTATGCTCTCCAACATACGCTCCTTCAATGTTAAAAGCGAAGTACTCATAAGCATCCTCTTCACTCATATCCCGCATCAGTATTTTGATACACTTCTGTCTGTCAAACACGGCGATAGGTTTGTCAAACTGAGTAGCTACGCCTACGAAAGCTTCCTCAAAACTATCAGCCAGTAATATTTCTTGATCTGGGTAGTTTTCATCTACCCAGCTGTCAATCTGTTCTTTTAGTTTACTCATTTTTCAACACTTGTCCTTTCTCGTAGCATCTCTTCTTCTGTTGTTAGATCTTTGTCGTACTCAAAGAAGCTTAGAGGGAATTTATTATCTGGGAATTCCTCCAAACGCGTAGTGCACCAGCTGGAGCATAATCTTAAATCAGAGATCGTATATTCTTTATCAACTTTCAAAAGCTCTTTGGCATCATCAACCATATTCTTGAACCAGAACATGTGTGTACCTTTGAACTTCACTTTGCTACCAATTTTGGGCCACATTTTCAAATCTGACATAATATTATTAAATGTTAACTTCTTCTAGCTCTCTTGTTCTGATCTTAATTGTGTTATTGAACCGTGGAATACCGTCACTGCTGAGATTCTGATACTTTACAGTTGCCTGCAAACCCAGAATCTCTAGACGACGAGTCCACAATCTTTTCTGATATTCGATTCCACCTACAGGAACAGAATCGAATTCTTTACCGTCAGGCATTGCTAGCCGAAGGATGATACAACCTTCACGACTACCTTTACCGTCTTTATAGCCCACTATCTCAAACTCCGCGTCATGGAACTCTTTTCTTTTCAGTAGGTCTTTTGTACGCTTATGTTGGTATGGGCTGTTCCACGTGCGGATCATCTGGCCCTCGTACCCTTCAACCATATATTGCTGATAGATACTATCTAACTCTTCCTGGTTGTGGGCAGGTGTAGATTCCGCAGCTTTTATATAATCGCCAGCAGCCTCTTTAACAAGAAGCCTATAGTCCATCTGCCTTTGATTAAACAGGTGGTCCCTTTTTGTGATGATGTCGTACATATGGTACTGCACGCTTTGCTTGCATTTCTCTATATCTTCAGGTGAAGCTTTTGGCTGCTTTACGATACTCACAATTTCCTCAAACTTATCTTTAAGCTCATGCGAGTACATCTCTCCGTCCAAAGCAAGAAGATCAGGATATTTATCAAACAACGGCTGAGCAGCGTCTCTGATGTGTTGTAATGTAACAAAGGGCTTCCACTGTCTGCTGAATGCCCCTTCTCGTGTAACGATACATCTCAACCCATCTAGTTTAGGCTGGCTGAACACAGGGAACACTAGCTTATCTTTGTAGTCCACATAATCCTTAGCAAGCATAGGATCCAGCCGCAAAGGATTGGCACCATCGAGACTATCCACATCTTGGACATATCCCTCATCCAATTTCTTTTGCCACTTGGCTTGGGCTTCAGCTTCTGCCTGCTCTTCAGGAGTAGTTTCATTCTTCTTACCTATGTTTTTACCAAGACACCTGGTAGGCGCATTGATTATTTTCTTACCGTCTACCTGCCCACTGACTGTGTGGTAATATCCATCTTCTACGAATATCTGCCACTCTTGGGTAGCTCCTGTGGATGTCTTTTTATATAGTTTAGGTAGTTCCATACTACTTACGTGTTCTTGTGACTGTTACAGTCTTGCGAATCGTTACATTACCCTGCTTCACTGTTCTTACACGCTGACTAGTTGTTTTTTTCATTGAGTATGGTCTTTCTGTAGGTTAGTTCGTCTACAAATACTTTTTTCAGTACTTCACCTATGTGATGTTGTGTTGCTAATATTGCTTCAATGTGATCTGTATCTAAAGAGTCCAGTGTTTTCCATTTTAAAGGTTCACCACCGCCACACCCTCGGGTACCCCAATTAAATGAGGTACGAATAATTTCGTGAGGATCATCGGAATAAACAGAAGCATCTGCAGCAGGTATCTTATTCACACTTCTCCTCACATAGCTTATACCGCCATCAAGCATATACTCCTCTCCGTTAGCGTCTGTGTGTGTTACATAGTCGTGAGTATTCATCGACTGTAGTCGTGTACCGTCAGGAGTGACGATTGCATTTACTAATAGTTTTCTCATTTTTTATATTCCTGTACAGGAAAGTATCTGTTGAATTCTTCTATACCTGCCCTGAGCAATTTAAGACCCTCGTCTCTGATTGCCCAGAACCTATTCTTTTCGACCTCAGTCATATGATGCATCAATGGCGCGCTTCCAATTAGCCTTGTATTGATGGTAATATGCCCTTTCTCGATATCAGCCCACATGAACCCGTACGAATACATATAACTCTGCCCGTCTCTAGCTTCAAAAAACGTCACTGTTTCTGTGTCAAACACTTGAAACGTAGCTTTATAATAAGCTTTGTCCACATGTATAGGGTCTATAAGCAACAGTAGATCCTTACCAACAAAGAACTCTTTTGTAGCTCTGTTTGTCTCTTTCGACGGCCAAAGATTCGGTATCTGTAGTTTCTTTGTTATTCCTTTGTTTGAAAAATAGATATCGTGCATTGTTTAACTAAGGTTGTTCTTTATCTAAGTCTGTGGTTGTTTGTGTAGTTTTATCACAATTTACGCATAGCGTACGCCACCAACCTGCTCGGGTAAGGCTTCCTGGATTACCATCTTTCTCACATGTTCTACTACTAATATATTCAGCGAAGCTTGTAACTCCGTCAACATATCCCCAGAAGCGCTCACCAGCCTCGCGAACACTAACAGCATCGAAGCGTTTGAGTTGCTCATCGTTGGCCTTAGAGTATACACTGTAATATACTCTTAAAGTGCCAAACTTTTCTTTGATCTGTGTAAACTTTACTGCCCAGCCAGGGAAGCTGTCATACGTTTTAGGTTCGGGCAGCCGTAGACTGTAAGGAGAGCGATTTAGCCTTTTCTCCAACCGTCGAAGTAATGGTTTAGTCGCGTTGACAACCATCATCCATAGCCTGTCAGCCTTTGGGAAAACAGGCTTAAGTTTCACAGCAGAATATCCTCTACAGGACAGCATCTTACACATGTTACGGATTACCGGTTCCCAACCATCCCCACATTCGATACCCCAGCACATACATGTCTGGGTCATATCCAACTTAGACTCCTGAAAAAGATCAGGATAGTCTTTATATAGCTGCTCTTGTAGTTCTGTTTTCACATTATTAGATTGTTATGTCTGAACTGTCGATTACGGTTAGATTTCCGCCAGCAGCGATATTAAGTAGAGCTATGATTGTTTCAGGTGATTCTTTTACCACAAACCCTTCGCCTGTGGTTAATGCGATGGCTGCTCCCTCATCGTAAGGAGAAAACGCTATTAGATTTTCCGCTTTAATAAAAATCGACTGATTGTCGTCTGCTTGAATTAATTGTAATAGTTTCATTATTCTCTTCCTTTCTTCGTGTCGTACGGTTGATTCATTACCTTGAGACTCCAACAATCTTGCTGGAGTACGGTTGATTTGACTGGCACCACTGGACGAATGACAATTCCTTCAGCGTTCGCTCTACCATTGTCATACTTAGCGTTGTTTGCCAACTCTTGCAGCTCATCAATACTCGGAGACTCTCCCGAGAACTTGAATCTAGTTACTTCAGGAACGTGAGGAATTCCGTGTGTTTCACATATTTTTTTAACTTGATCCCAAGTGAACCATTTGTGATTCGTAACATCCCTGATCTGGAAGACCAGGAAGGTTAGCTCGTCTAGTTTAAGAGGATTCTTCTGAATACCTGGACCGCAAGCTTCTCCCTGTAAGGCCATCTCTACAGGTGCAGCTCTCAGCATTTCTTCAATTTTATACTTCTTGGCTATCTTCCAGAAACTATTACTTTCAGTTTCCACAAACTCTTTGTTTCTCCCACATACACGGAACTCTCCATTTTTGAGTATGAATGTTCCGCTGCTACCGTCACACTTCAAGGTAGCCACGAATTCAACATCAGCAAACTTCTCTGATGTCCTTGCTTCTTCTAGAGCCTGAGGTTCACTACGGAAGTTGTGTTCGTCAGTCTTTCTTAATATGTTAGTAGGGAAGTCTCCTTTCGTTTCTCCTCCAACGGAGGCACTAACGGGAGCCACCCACTTCTCAACACCTAGCCAAACACTTACCTCCATGCCTTCTTCCCAGGTTTCTGGAGGAATGTCTGCTGAGGTTAAGGCTGCTTGCGTTAGTTCATATAAGGGCAGGACTAACCCTGCACTATATTGCCCACGCATCTTTAATGTCTTGATCCTGGTTTTTTCCTCACCAGCATAGGAGTCATCGACATATCTTTTAGGTGCATATGAGTCAGGGAATATCATTACCACAAGATCACCGACCTTGTGTAATCCTTTCTTGACCACAGTATGCCAACCAAGAACCGTGGCTCGTTCAATTCTATCCGCTCCCTCAATAGGAGCTAATTCTAATACTTTCGCTATTGCTGCTAATTTTTCCATATTAGTTTGATGTTAGTCTTTCTTGTTCCCAACAGAAGATTACGTTATCGTAAGCTCCTAGCTCGGCTATCAGGTTATGGTGAATCACTGTCTCCCAGATGTAGTATCTGTTAGCTAGCCCAGCTCCTAGCTTGGATACATAGAACTTGCGCTGCGGGTTTCCTTTAACATGAGACTCAAGCTGCTTCAACTGGCCAAAGAATATTTTTGCATATTCATCTGGAGTATAGCAGCTTTTAGGATTCCCATCTGGAGCTTTTTTAGTTACGAAGCCTATAGCTCTAGGATGGTTCCTTAGCTTGGCTGCTCCTGCCAAACCCTTTTTAATTGTATTATCTCCGAATACAAAATACGCGTTTGGTTGTGAATTTAAAAACTCTTCTGTGACTTCTATATTTTTAAATTTCGCTGACATTTTCTTCTAGTTGTTTAGGTTTCCCTTGAACTTCAGAAACTAGATTATCTAGCATGACTCCCCAAGTTTCCGCAAGTTCAGGGTCGTTTTTATATTCCGCCAGAGCACCTGCTATTGCAAGAGCTCTTTCAAGTTGGTTTGCATAGATGTCTCTTTCTCCTTTGGCTAGAACCCATTGAAATTTAAAGTCTCCGATAGCTGCACAATACCAGCAATCTGGCTGGTTGCAGCTGCAGGGTCCCTTGTTTCTAAGATTCTCCAGTTCTTCTCTGTTCATAACTATTATTATTGTTGCTGCCGTATTCTGCTAGTAGCTCATGTACCTTCGAGAGCCAGCGCCTTTTCCAACCTGCGTTATATGGTCCTACAGGGGTATATATTTCTATTATGTCTTTAGCTCCATCCACAAGACTCAATAGTTCTAGGTATTTCTCCGAGAGGGTTGAACGTGTGTTTTTAGAACATTCCTCACAGGATAGAATCGACGGTACAAAATGTACGCATGTAGATCTGTCTACACCGCTATTGAGATCGTCTAGATCAGACAATAGCTGAGATGCGTCATCTCGCTGTTTCTCTACAACGGCTAGTCTTTCTTTGACTTTCTCTAGCTGTAGTTTTGTTTTCTCCAATTCAGTCCTCAGTATTGCGATAGGGGAAACCTCTTCCATAAGCTTCATACCTTCATCGTAATTACCAGAGTATATCAATACACCATCATCGAACACTTCAAAATGTGAAGGTTCTTTGGGTGGGTGATTATGATTCCAGTTTGCTCTTCTCATTATTTCTCTCTTTCTCCACATGAATAGCCTTTCGTGTGTTTGTTATCTCTCTGTCGATATACCAGATAGCCTTGTTAAGATCTTCTATCATTCTACCTTTGTCTTTGCAGCGCCAAATGTACTTTAAGGCGTTACCTAGACAGAAACTCAAGTTGAGTTGTTCGATAACATCGATACACTCAATCTCTCCCTGGTTATAGTGGTCTGGATGGTCTACGTTACTCATATTTAGTCTAGGTGGTTGTAAGGTGTGGGACCGTTGTAGTCCCAATAGTCTGGAGGATCGGGGATATCCACTTCGTCGTGAAAATTACAGTTTTTACAAAGAACCTCACCATTACCTACGTCCAGGATGTTCCCGCATGTAGGACACTCAGGATCGTCAACTAGGTTTGGGTCTTCGTCGTCTGGGAAGCCTGTACTTAACATATTATTGTTCTCCTTTTAATTTTTTAATTTCCTGCTTCAACCGTCCTATTTCATGCTCAGCTTCCAATAGAATAATCTCAGCAGCTACCTCATAGTCTGGCTTGAGTTGAGTAAGCTCTTTGTTTAGTTTTTCAAGACTAGTGATTCTGTCTTGCATTGCTCTGTATGTTTCCCAGGTTATTGTGTATGCACTCATATATTTATAAAAGAAAAGGCGGGTAGAGAATAATCCCTACCCGCCCTGTTTATTAGGGGGAAATATTACTCCTCAAGACGAATTGTCCAGAGATCGTTTACTAGGTTTCTATTACCCATGTACTCGAACGGAATATAGCAGAAGCCGTGATCTCCCCATCCCGTACCCCAGCTATTCTGAATAATGAAATAGTTATGTCCACTGATAACTTTCCAACCGACGCAAAGCATGCAATGCCCGCCAAGCTGACCTTCACCAGCATGAGGCATAGGTACAACACCGTTCCTTGCCACAGCAGGACTTTCAAAGCTATCAAATAAAATAGCTCCGAATGTGAAGGGATAACCTTCGAACAAGCACTGCTGCATATCATGAATCAGTCCGTCACTAATCCTGCGATACTGTAGTGTTTGGTGCTTGAGAGCTTCTGCATAGATGTCTGGTGTAGGTTTGACAGTAAACTTCGCAATGTCGTAGTGCCACTTTTCTTCTTGCACAACGCCATACAGTACGGCGCTTTTCAAAGCATTCCGAACCATTGCCCCAGAATCTTCATTTACAGTGTTCTCAATCTGCCTAGTTGCATAGTACGTGAACAATGGAGCCGGTGTGAAATCTTGAGCCTTTTGTTTATTGCGAACAAAATGCACCATTTCTGTTGTACCAAAAGCTGTACAAGCTCCCAGCTGCCCTTGATCGAGTACAGGCGGACACCACGGCCTGAGATCTGTGGGTGTGAATACTTTGGGAGGAGTGGCTTTTGCCTTAAACGGTTTGTCTCTGTCGTCGTGCTTATCTTTAATCCATCCGTATTTTTTCATATTTATTTGTTTGTTTATTTACTATTCACTGACATTGGTTGGCCTCCCAGGGCTCGAACCTGGAATAAGAGATTCAAAATCTCCTGTGTTACCATTACACCAAAGGCCAGAAAAGTTAAAAGTTAAACTCTGTCGTTATCTCTGACGCGTAATAAAGTGCCCTTACCATTTTACCGTCTGGTTGAGGATGTATGAACTCGTAGAGTGGAGGATCGACTGGTTTGCCTTCCTCATCTCTTTCGTATGTCTTGATGCATTCAGCTATACCGAAGTATGAGCCGGACGCTTCTTCTTTATCTTCGTAATCTATATAGTAGAATTTACCTACTTTAGGTTTTATGTCAGGTTTCATGCTATTTAATATCAATATATCATAAACTAAGTGGTGGGTAGTGTGGGGATCGAGCCCACCCAGCATCTCTGCGCCAGATTTACAGTCTGGACTGTGTCCTTAACAGTATAACTACCCATATGCTCCTGGAGTAGGCCTCGAACCTACAACATCGAAATTAACAGTTTCGCGCTCTACCATTGAGCTATCCAGGAATAAATTGTCTAGTCTCTCCCAGTGTCGCACCACTCTAGGCAGGTGTCGCCATCCCAGTCTTACTGGTCCGTGTCTCTCCACGCCGTTGTCACACCACTTTTTCGCCCGAGTAACCCGGACCACACATACCGGATTAGTCCAGTATGGCAGGTGTCGCAATTCTCAGCAGGATTTACGGATTGTTACATTCCAATCACAATCTTACCTATATACCAGGGGGGTCGTGGTTACTGAGAAAAGAAACCTTGAGGCCTCTCTGTTGAGTGCAACAGAGGAAGG